GTTATACGCGGAGGGCGGCGTGAACATTACGGAGTTGAATTAATGAAGATGACATTGAGGCAACGGATTGGCGCGCGGTTGTTGGGTGAGACGTTACGCGAATTTTTGAACACCAGCGTCTCCGGTAACGCATCGTTGTTATCCACAATCACCGGTGGTGCTCGTGGTGGTGTTCAACTGACGGACCCTTACTCACAGCATCCGGTGGTGTATGCGTGCGTCAAACTGTTGGCGGATAACGTGGCGCAGGTTCCATTTGAAATCATGACCGCATCCGCTGGAGGCGGTGGTAAAGGAACCAGGGCGGAGTTCAATCGTCGGCGTTTCGTGCGGCACGGCACTAATCCATCTACCCCTATACCAAATGAACGCGCCGAGGGTTTCGAAGTCGTTGACAACGGACCCTTGGTTGAGTTGTTCAACCGACCAAACCCCTTACAATCAGGCAATCAATTTTGGTCCGCCGTGGCCACGTTCCTGACGTATTCCGGCGAGTGCGACGTGTACGCCGCCGAGCGTGCCGACGTTACCAAAATACCTACCAACCTGGTGCCTGCAGACCCTGCGTACTTCATGCCGAAACCGGACGCCGCCCTGGTTCCATTATATTGGCAGTTCCGTGGTCCAACCGGCCAATCTAAACGGTTGGCGCCTTACGAATTAATCCGGCCGCGTTTGTTCAACCCAAAGGACATGCGCCGTGGTTTGTCGCCGTTGCAGGTCGCGGCCCTTGGGCTGGCCATGGATTGGAACGCGCGCCTGTACAACAAAGCGTTCTTTGAAAACGACGCGACGCCGGGCGGTTTCCTGTTCGCCGAGCGTCCGATGAAAAAACCGCAACGAGACGAGTGGATGCGCGGTTGGTATCAAACGCATGGTGGAGCGGACAACGCATTTAAGTGGGCGCTGTTGGAAGGCATTAAGGACGTGAAACCAACGACCATGGCGCCGAAGGACGCGCAATTCATGGAACTGATGTCAATGTCCAAGGAAGAGATTGCCATGATTTGGCGCATCCCTATGGTTTTTTTATCGCGGACCAACGAAATCAATTACGCGACGGACAAGGCCGAACGGAAAGGGTTCTGGTCCACAACGTTGATTCCGATACTCCGCCACCTGGAGGATATATTTAACGCCGAGTTGTTCCAATACGTGGAGGGCGGCCGTTACTGGGGAGCATTTGATTTGTCCTCCATTGACGATTTGCAGGAGGACATCGCGGCGCGGTTGGAACAGGCCGTATCGTTGTACGCCATGCGCGTTCCTTTCAACGTTATCAACGAACGGTTGGCGTTGGGTTTCGAGCCCATTGTTGGCGGAGACACCGTGTTGGTTCCGTCAACGGAGATTCCGTTGGAGATGGCGGTGGCAGGCGCCGCGTTGGATTTGAAAACGGAGGCCTCGCCGCGCGTCGATGATACCGGCCGCCAGAGGGAGGACGCGCCACCGTGGCAGGCGTTTGACGACGTGCGCGAGCCCCAGGTCCGTTCGTGGTGGAAGGCATACCGGAAATATCTGCGCGAGTACCGCAAGTACGTGTTGGACCAAGTGGACCGGCAACTACGCGCGGAATGGACTGATATATATTTAGGCGCGCAGGATGAGTGGGACGCGCGGTTGGTGGCGGCCACGTCCGAAGAATACGTGTTTGCCGTTGGCGCGGCGTCCACGACCACGGCTACCGAGTTGGGTGTTGCGCCGTTCTTAACCGCGACCAATCCGGAGTCGATTAAAATTATGGAACGCCGCCGCAAACTGTTGGTTGGAACCAACGCAACCATGCGCGACAACATGCGCCGGTCCATCGCGGAGGGTTTGACCAATGGCGAAACCGCCGGACAAATCAAAACGCGCGTTAAGAAAGTAATGAATTTTCAGGACAGCAGATCGTTGACCATCGCCAGAACGGAGGTTGGTTCGGTCATGTCAGATGCGCGGTTTGGTGAGATGCGCGCCGCTGGCGTCACGCACGCGTCATGGACCACGGCCGCGGATGCTACCGTGCGTGAATCACATTTGGCGGCGGCGCGCGTTGGCGCGCAAACGTTAGGTTCAACGTTCGCCATGACCGGTTGTAGGTATCCGTTGGACCCTCGCGGTAAGGCGTCCGAAGTTATAAACTGCCGGTGCGTTTTGGTGCCGGAAACAAGAGGAGGATTATAGAATGGAATTTAACACGCGGATAGATGAACAATGCCGCGCGCAGGCCGTGGACACGGAAAAGCGCACGGTGCGGTTCTTGGCGCAATCACCAGCGCTGGCGTCGGATGATCTGGTTATTCTACCAACTGCCGGAAAGCGTCGCCACAAGGAGTTTATGAAGAACCCTATTGTGGTGCCGTACCACCAACGCATGAACATGGACGGAGACCCGGTGGTGGTTGGTTCCGTGGTGGAGACGGAATTCAAACCAGACGGAATGTATCAGACCGTTAAATTTGCCGACACCGAACGCGCCGAGCAATTCTGGACGTTGTATCGTGACGGCCACATGCGCATGGTCTCCATCGCCTGGGGAAGGGACGATAAAGTGGAAACCAATCCGGCGAAGATGGAAAGGTTGTTGGCCAAGCACAACATCACGTTGAAACCGGATGAGTCGGCGCGGTTGCGTGGCGTTGTGACGGAATACCAACAACGCGATTTGTCCCTGGTGGCGATTGGCGCGGACCCTCGCGCCATGGTACGTTCCGCGCCGGAAGCCGCCGCTGATATGATGGACAACTACCGCTTTGATGACGAACGCGGTTTATACCTGGACGAATTCAAACCACCGAAGCGCATAGTGGTAGTGGACACGGACGAACCGGACGTGGACGAGCCGACCGGTGGCGCGTTGGTGCCGTTGTTCCAATACACGGAGCAAGCGGTGCGCGAGGGAATACGCAAGGAATTACTGGCGTTCGGTTTTGAACCGAAACCGGAACCAGAAGATATAGACGCGACGGACGACAACGACGCCGAACGCGACGACGCGGAGGAACCATCCAGCGACGCCGAGCCGTCAACGGACGAGCCGAACGGCGATACGCCGAACGATGGAGAACGCGTGAACGTGTACGCGGACCTGTTGAACTTCGCCACCGAACAAACACACGGCCAACCGGCCAAGGTCGTGTCGGATGATCTGTTGGATTTGGCCACCGACGCCAACAAATAAAAAACGAACGCATAGGAGGAAACGACAATGGAAAGGAAATGTCCGCACTGCGGAGAAATGGTTGAGGAGATGCGCGGCGATTGCGCCAAATGCGGAGGCGATCTGAACGCCGAAGGATTGCGTATGCTTCTCATGGAACAAAAAGGGACCATGGCCAAAACGCTGGAACAGTTGGACGCCGAACGGAACAAGAGCGCGGCGTTGGGTGTACGCGTGGACGAACTCGAGGAACGCGTCAAACAGCGCAATATCGAACTGGCCCTGGGCGGAGACCCGAACGAAACCCGGCCGCGTCCGGTTAACCTTGGGAACGTTATCAGAGCCTGCATGAACAAATCCTGGAACGGTTTTGAATACGAACGCGAAGCCGCCGAAATCGGCGCGGAGCGGTGGCGCGCATTGTCCACGCAGGCGATTGGAACCGGTGGTGCTATCATCCCTCCGGAATACCTTCCCCAGGAGATGATTGAACTCTTACGCGCCAAAGTCATCGTGGAGGCGTTGGGTGCGCGCGTGTTGTCCGGCCTCACCGGTTCGCCGGTGACAATTCCGAAGTTGGCCGGTGGCGCGGTGGCGTCGCATATCGCCGAGAATTTCGCCAAGCAGGTGAGCGACCAATCGTTCAGCGAATTGTCCATGGTTCCGCACGAGGTGGCGGCGGCCACCGTGTATTCCAAACGCATGGCGCTCATGTCCAACCCTTCGGTGGATATGATTATTCAGGAAGACCTGTTGGCCACGTTGGCCCTGGCCATTGACTACATGGCGTTGTTCGGCACCGGTGCCGGTAACGAACCGGTTGGTGTTTTGAACACACCTGGAATCACCGCCTACACGTTGGCCAACGACACCGGCAACGGCGCGGTGCCTATCCCTGACGACGTGGACGACATACAGTATCAACTCGAGGCCGTCAATTCCAACATGGCGCGCGTTGGTTGGGCTTGGAATCCGCGCACCAAGACCGTGTTCAAAAAGATGCGTGATGAATCCGGCGGTGCTGGAACGCAGACCGGTGGTTGGTTGTTCCGACAGGATATCAAAGAAGGGAATTTGGACGGCCTGCCGTTTCAGCAATCCACGCAAATCCCTATCAACCGCACCAAGGGAACCAGCAACGATTGTTCTTACATCATGCTCGCCGACTGGGCTGATCTGGTCCTCGGATATTGGGGAGGCCTCGAGGTCGCCACGTCCGACCAGGCCGAGGGAACGTTCCTGAAAAATCAAGTCATCATCAAAGTTTCGATGCTTTACGACGTAGCAGTCAGGCATCCGCAGACGTTCGTGGTGACTGACGGCGTGCGCGGTTAAACCACACGGAACACCGCGCGGCCACATGACCGCGCGGTGTCCACAACATTACACACAAGGAGGATAAAGTAATGGGTGAATCAAACAGAATTGGAGACATGGTCGCGGCCCTGCCGTTGCATGTCGCGGATATTGCGGCCATCGGTGGTTCCCGTGCCATTGCGGGCTTGGCGCAAACGCGCGCCGCCCAAGGAAGCATTGGAGCCATGGCCGTTACCGGTGGCGGTGGCGCGGATACCCTGGATGTAAAACTACAGGAATCAGGCGCGCCGGTGGTTGGCGCGGCTAACGGTTACGATGGCGTGGACGACGGTAGCCGTAAGTTGCGCTCCGCCGCCGCCACGGACTTACAGATCGCGGTGCCGTTCACCCCGGCGGTGGACATGACCATCTATGACGTGTCATTGATGCTGTCCCAACTGGGCGCGGTTCCCGCCGGTGAGTCCGTGTGGGTTGAGATCGACACCGACGCCGCTGGAGATCCGGCAGGCGCCGAGGTGTCCGGCGCACAGGCCCTGACAGAAAGTCGACGAGTTGAAGCCGCGACCATCGCGGACGCAGTCGGCGCGGTTTCGTTTTACTTCGAGGACGGCATTGATCTCACGGCCGCCACGCAGTATTGGATTAAACTCTCCGGCGACACCACACTCTCGGCAGTCAATTGCATCCAATGGCATTACAACACCGTAGTGGGCACGTCCGGCGCAAAAAAGTATGATGCGGCCTGGGCGGCGTTGGTCAATGAGGATTTTTGGTTCTCATCGCGCTATTGCGTTTTCACGGATATCACCGGCG